ACGTAGTGCTATAACAGGTGCTATGCCAAATGCTGAAGCAAACTGGACAGCTTATACAGCAGGAGGTGGAGGTTATACAGGTTCAAAAGGAGATTTAGGTTATACAGGCAGTTTAGGTTACACAGGATCAGCAGGAGCTGGTTACACTGGTTCAACAGGATTTACAGGATCAGCAGGAGTTGGTTATACAGGATCAGCTGGAGTAGGATATACAGGTTCCACAGGCACGGGTTACACTGGTTCAACAGGATTTACCGGTTCAACAGGTGTTGGTTATACAGGATCAACTGGAGTTGGTTACACAGGTTCAACAGGATTTACAGGATCGGCCGGAGTTGATGGATATTCAGGTTCAAAAGGAGATATTGGTTATTCAGGAAGTTTAGGTTACACAGGATCAGCAGGTGCTGGATACACAGGTTCAGTTGGTTACACAGGTTCAAAAGGACAATTACAAATTACAACAGCATCAACTCCTCCAGGAAGTCCTAACTATGGAGACATTTGGATTGATTCTACAACAGGTATTGAATACTCTTGGATTTATGATGGTGATTCGGACCAATGGGTAGAACTTTCAAACGTAGGATTACCAGGATATGCAGGATCAAAAGGTGATATTGGTTATGTTGGTTCACGAGGTGTAATAGGTTATACAGGTTCATTAGGTTACACAGGATCATTAGGAAATATTGGTTATACAGGTTCATCAGGTGCTGGCTATACAGGTTCATTAGGTTATACAGGCTCATTAGGAAATATTGGGTACACAGGATCAGCAGGTGCTGGTTATACCGGTTCAACAGGTTATACAGGCTCATTAGGAAATATTGGGTACACAGGATCAGCAGGTGCTGGTTATACCGGTTCAACAGGTTACACAGGCTCATTAGGAAATATTGGTTACGTTGGTTCACAAGGATCTATAGGTTATACAGGATCAGCTGGAGTTGGGTACACAGGCTCATTAGGAAATATTGGGTACACAGGATCAGCAGGTGCTGGTTATACCGGTTCATTAGGTTATACAGGCTCATTAGGAAATATTGGGTACGTTGGTTCACAAGGTTCTATAGGTTATACAGGTTCAGCAGGAACATCAGGCCCATTTGCTACTTGTAATACATCAAATATAGTTTCAACTGGTGCTGGTATAGGGACAGGCACAGGTGGAACAGGTTTACATAATTTCTTTGCTGGTCAATGTGCTGGTGCTGCTAACACGACAGGTTGTTATAATACTTTTATAGGTATTGGTGCTGGCCGTTGTACTACAACAGGAAAATATAATACTTTTATAGGTAGATGTGCTGGATTTAAAAATACAGATGGATCTTTAAATACTTTTATAGGTGCTAATACTGGAATTTGTAACACTACAGGAGCTCATAATATTTTTGTAGGAGTATCTAGTGGAAGAGCTAACACCACAGCTAATAATAATATATTTTTAGGAAGATATTCTGGTAAATATAATACTACAGGTACTAACAATATATTTTTAGGAGACAGTAGTGGTAGATGTACAACAACAGGTTCAAATAATTTTAATGTAGGAAATGAGGCAGGAACATATTCTAGTACTGGTTGTAATAATACTTTTATAGGACAACAATCAGGTTATAAAACATCCGGTTCTGACAATACTTTTATAGGTTATAGAACAGGTTTTTGTAATACAACAGGATATAGTAACACTTTTATAGGTGGTCAAGCAGGATTATATACAACAACAGGTTATAGTAATATTTTTATAGGTTGTTGTGCTGGTCGTAATAATACAGGTGGATATAACAATATATTTCTTGGTCCATGGGCTGGTGCTTGTAATACAACAGGCGATAATAACTATTTTATAGGACCTTTAGCTGGTTGCGGTAATACAACAGGAAGATACAATTTTTATATAGGTGCTAGTGCAGGTAAATATGCAAATTCTTCAACTGGTAATATTATTGTTGGACATAATGCTGGTTCAAAATTAACAACTGGTGGTTATAACATTCTTTTAGGTAGAAATTCTGGAAATAATCTTATAACTGGTGAAGGTAATATTTTTATGGGTAGGGGGGCAGGCCAATATACTACAGGATCTCATAATTACTTTTTTGGCTCTTTTGCTGGTTTAAAAAACACAACAGGTGCTGAAAACTTTTATGTAGGCAATGGCGCTGGTAAATGTAATACCGTAGGTGGTAATAATATATTTTTAGGTCAATGCGCTGGTGGAACTAATACAACAGGTGGTAATAATATTGCTATTGGTTTTTACGCTGGATCTTACAATCTTTACGCTTCTTGTGGTTGTGCTAATACTTCAGGTACTGATAATATTTTTATAGGTTGTGGAGCAGTTGGAGGTGGCGCAGGATGTTCAAATCAAATTGTTATAAAAGCAGGAACTAACATACTTAAAGTTAGTCCAACAGGTATTTTTACAGTTAATGGAGCTGCAGTAGCAGGAAGTGGATATACAGGTTCAAAAGGATATACAGGATCAGCTGGAAATGGTTACACAGGTTCTACAGGTTATACTGGTTCTAAAGGAGATGCTGGTGGTTATACAGGTTCTCAAGGAACTACAGGTTATACAGGTTCTAAAGGAGATGCAGGTGGATATACAGGTTCACAAGGTGGTACAGGTTATACTGGAAGTTCAGGTACTGGAGCTTCTTCAAGATCAACATCTTCAGTTACATCTTCTTCACTAGCTGATGGAAGTTCTGAAAATTTAACTATTACAGGATTTAAAGGTTATGCTTTATTAAAAATACAAACATCAGCGGCCGCATGGGTAAGAATTTATAATGACACGACATCACGTAGTAGTGATAGTAGTAGAACAGAAACGACAGACCCATCTCCTGGTTCAGGAGTTATTGCTGAAGTAATAACAACAACTAATGAAACTATTTTAATATCTCCTGGTGTTTTTGGATTTAATAATGAAAATACTATAGTTACTGATATTCCTATTTCTGTAAAAAATAAAAGTGGTTCTACAACAACTATTACAGTAACTTTAACAATTTTACAATTAGAAATTTAAAATGTCTGATAAAAAAGAATATATTGTTACGGTACGCAATAGATCAGATATAGATTCTTTTTATGATGATATGGATAACAATATTGGTACAGAATTTATTCCTAATAGAAAAGTAGAAATTGTACACATAAGAGAAACTAGTAGAAACACACATTATTATTTAACTGATGAAGAATCTAATTTATTACGAAATGAACCTAGAGTTTTATCTGTTGAATTATTACCTAAAGAAATGGGTATCGAGCCTATTCTTCTTTGGTCTCAAACTGGAAATTTTGAAAAAAGTAACTCAATAGATACTAATGATAAAAATTGGGGACTTTATAGTATAACAAATCAACAACCATTAAGTAACTGGGGCACAGACGGTTCTTTTACACAAACAACACAAACAATTAATACAACGTCATCAGGAAAAAATGTTGATGTTGTGGTTGTAGATGCTCATATAAATGGAAATCATCCTGAATTTGCTGTAAATGTGGACGGTACTGGTGGGAGTAGATTTGTTGCTTATAATTGGTTTCAACATAGTTCATCATTAGGATATACAACCACACAACCATATTCATATAGTTATATTGAGACCAATCATGGCACGCATGTAGCCGGCATAGTTGCAGGAAATACTCAAGGTTGGGCAAGAGATGCAAATATTTATAATATTAACTTTAATTATACAAGTGCAGGAGGACCTTCTGGAGATTGGACTTTATTTGTATTTGATTATATTAGAGAATTTCATAGAACAAAACCTATTAACAACGTTACAGGTAGAAAAAATCCTACGATTGTAACTAATAGTTGGGGTTACGGTTATAGCGATTTAAATATGGCGAGCATTATTGAAGTAACTTATAGAGGAACAACAACAGATTTAAACGGGTTAACAAATGCTCAAAAAAAAGTAATTCTTGAAAACAATGGAGTTCCTGTTCCTAATGAATCAGTTTTACATCTTACTCCTGCTAGAGTAGCAGCTTTAGATGCTGATGTTATAGATGCTATAAATGACGGATTAATAGTTTTAGGAGCTTCTGGAAATTCTTATTGGAATTGTGCAACAACCGATTCAGTAGATTATGGTAATTCTGTATATTCAACAAACGTTGGTTCGATTTATCATTCAAAAGGCATGTCTCCAGGATCTGCTGGTAATGCAATTTGTGTAGGAAGTGTAGGAGTATTTTTAGCAGAAAATAAATCAAATTTTAGTAATTATGGAAGCCGTGTGAATGTTTACGCTCCTGGCAGATTTATAACTTCTTCAGTATATGATACAACAGCAGCTACTGAATTTGGAATTACACTAGCAAATGACCCGAGAGATTCAAATTATAAAATAGGTTCACTTTCTGGTACAAGTATGGCCACTCCACAAGTTGCTGGTGTGTTATCTTGTCTTTTAGAAAATTTTCCTTCTTTAACACAATCAGAATGTCTTACTTACTTAGTAAATAATTCTACTTTAAATAGAATAACATCTACGGGTGGAAATGCAGGAGATTATTTGTCATTAGGTGATTCTTCAAATAATAGATATTTGTTTTATAAAAAGGAAAGAGGATTAACAGGATATGTAGCAATAAACACTGTTAAAAACAGATCAAGTACTGGAAATCTTTATCCTAGAACAAAAATTAGAAGATTTGGTTAGGAAATATAAAAATTATAAATACATATACTGAATTTTATTTTTTAAAAATATTTTTAAAAAAAAGCATTTCTGAACATTTTTTTTATATAAATAATTACACTAATTAACTAAACACAAAAGGTTAAAAGAAAACAAATGGCCATAAATTTTCCTTCAACAGGGTTAACACCAAACGTATCAACATACACATTAGGCAATCGTACATGGAAATGGAATGGAACTGCTTGGGAGTTAGTACCTCTTACAGCTGGTTATACAGGTTCTAAAGGTGATATAGGTTATTCAGGATCAAAAGGCGATACAGGCTTTACAGGTTCTACAGGAAGTTTAGGTTACACAGGTTCTAAAGGAGATTTAGGTTACACAGGATCAAAAGGCGATCAAGGTAACATAGGAAATACAGGTTACGTTGGTTCACAAGGTGATCAAGGTTACACAGGTTCTAAAGGCGACATAGGTTACACAGGATCAAAAGGCGATCAAGGTACTCAAGGAAATTTAGGTTACACAGGTTCTAAAGGAGATTTAGGTTACACAGGTTCAAAAGGTGATCAAGGTACTCAAGGAAATTTAGGTTACACAGGATCAAAAGGCGATCAAGGTTATGCTGGTTCTAAAGGCGATACTGGTTTTGTTGGTTCTCAAGGAAATTTAGGTTACACAGGTTCTAAAGGCGATACTGGTTTTGTTGGTTCTCAAGGAAATTTAGGTTACACAGGATCAAAAGGCGATATAGGTTATTCAGGTTCGCAAGGTATTCAAGGAAATTTAGGTTACACAGGATCAAAAGGCGATATAGGTTATTCAGGTTCGCAAGGTATTCAAGGAAATTTAGGTTACACAGGATCAAAAGGTAATACAGGATTAGGATTTAACATTGCTAAAATATATTCAACTGTAGCAGCATTAACTGCTGATACTTCACCAACAGGAATTGTTGCTGGAGAATTTGCTATTATTACTACTGTTGATGTTAGTGATCCGGATAATTCAAAATTATATTTATGGAGTGGTTCATCATACAGTTTTGTTTCTGATTTATCAGGTTCAACAGGATTTACAGGATCTGCCGGCACAAATGGTTTCACAGGTTCTCAAGGGGTTATAGGTTACACAGGATCAAAAGGTGATATTGGTTATTCAGGAAGTTTAGGATATACAGGATCAAAAGGTGATCAAGGTAATCAAGGAAATTTAGGATATACAGGATCAAAAGGCGATCAAGGAAATTTAGGTTACACAGGATCAAAAGGTGATATTGGATATTCAGGAAGTTTAGGATATACAGGATCAAAAGGTGATCAAGGTAACATAGGTTACACAGGTTCTCAAGGTATCCAAGGAAATTTAGGTTATTCAGGTTCGCAAGGTATTCAAGGAAATTTAGGTTACACAGGCTCTAAAGGCGACATAGGTTACACAGGCTCATTAGGTTACACAGGTTCTCAAGGAAATTTAGGTTACACGGGTTCAAAAGGTGATACTGGCTACGTTGGTTCAAAAGGCGATACTGGTTACGTTGGTTCACAAGGATACACAGGTTCAAAAGGTGATATCGGTTATTCAGGTTCAAAAGGAGATACAGGTTACGTAGGATCAGAAGGTAATTTAACAGTTACAACTTCTGCTACTCCTCCTTCAGGTCAACAATACGGAGATATTTGGATTGATGAAACATCAGGCATTCAATATTTCTGGTACAATGATGGAAATTCAGATCAGTGGGTAGAATTTGCTAACCAAGGTTTAGTAGGTTTCACAGGATCAGCAGGTGCTATAGGTTACACAGGTTCATCAGGTGGTGGTGGTGGCGGCCCATTTGCTACTTGCGGTACAGCAAACATAGTTTCAACAGGAGCTGGTGTAGTATCAGGTACAGGCGGAACTGGTTATTATAACTTTATTGCTGGATGTTTAGCTGGTACTTGTTCAACAGCAGGAGCAATTTACAATAATACTTTTATAGGTAATCAAGCTGGATATACATTAGCAACCGGAAGATACAATACTTTCATAGGAGCTTATGCTGGATTCAAAAGCAATGGTACTTATCATAACGTTTTTATAGGTCAAAAGGCTGGTTATTGTACAACAACAGGTAATTATAATAATTTTATAGGAGCTTTTACCGGTTGTAGTAACACAACAGGAACACATAATACTTTTTTAGGCCATTTTGCAGGAACAGCAAACAAAACAGGTTGTAATAACGTTTTTATAGGTCAAAGGGCTGGTTATTGTACAACAACAGGTAATAATAACATTTTTACTGGTAGTTATGCTGGTTATTCTAATACCTGCGGCTGTAATAATACTTTTATTGGTATTTGTGCTGGTCGTAATGTAACAACAGGTAGTAGTAATATTTACCTTGGCATTAATGCTGGCTGTTGCAGTTCAACAGGTGATCAGAATATTTTTATAGGTGCTGGTACTGGTAGAATGAATAATACAGGCCGTGATAACATTTTTATAGGTGCTAGTGCTGGATGTTGTAACACATCAGGAAACTTTAATGCCTTTATAGGTTTTGATGCTGGCCGTTGTAACACTACAGGATGTAATAACTCTTACTTAGGTTTTTATGCTGGTCGCCACAACACTTCAGGAAGTTTCAATGCTATTTTAGGTTATTATGCTGGTCGTTGTAACACTACAGGATGTAATAATATTTTACTTGGATGTTGTGCTGGTGTCGGTACAACTGGCTTAGTAAATATTACAACTGAATGTAATAGAATTATAATAGGTAACAATGCTCATACGTGTGCCCAAATACAAGTAGCATGGACAGCAGTATCAGATACTAGAGATAAGTGTATATATGGTGCTGTAAATAAAGGATTAGGCTTCTTAAAAGATGTAAATCCTATTGAGTTCGCATTTAAAGATCGTACAACAAATGAATTAATTGGTGATGGTAAGAAAAGATATGGATTTAGCGCTCAAGAAATACTATCTTTAGAAGGCGATAAACCAGTAATTGTTTCTAACGATAATCCTGATAAACTATTCTTAACGAATGATTATCTAGTACCAGTGTTAGTTAATGCTATTAAAGAGTTGAATGCTAAAGTTGAAACACTTGAAAACAAGGTAAGAGACTTAGAAAACAAATAGTACTTGACAATTAGTTAATTATTTGATATATTAGATATATTATTATTTCGTTTGAATAAATTATGGCTAAAAAAGTATTAATAACTGGTGGTGCCGGTTTCATAGCACATCATTTAATTGAAGTATTATTAGAAAAAACCGATTGGGAAATCATCTCAATTGATAGACTAGACTTTTCGGGCAATTTAAATCGTTTACATGAAGTCGTTTCAGTATTGCCTCAATCAACACAAAAACGTGTAACAGTAGTTTATCACGATCTCAAAGCAGAATTAAATTCACAAATAGTAAATCGTATAGGTGATGTAAATATTATTTTACATTTAGCAGCAGGTTCTCATGTAGATCGTTCTATTGAATATCCTATGGAATTTGTATTAGACAATGTTGTAGGCACAACAAATTTATTAAACTATGCTCGTAATCTTTCTAACTTAGAACGATTTGTTTATTTTTCAACTGATGAAGTATTTGGGCCGGCTCCAGAAGGAGTAGATTATAAAGAACGTGATAGATATAATGCTACAAATCCTTATTCAGCTTCTAAAGCAGCTGCTGAAGAAATGTGTGTGGCTTTTGAAAACACTTATAATTTACCATTATACATAACTCATACAATGAATGTATTTGGTGAAAGACAACATCCTGAAAAATATATACCAATGTGTATTCGTAAAATGCGTGATAATTTACCTATTACTGTTCATTCGAATCCTTCAAAAACAAAGGCCGGTTCACGTCATTATATACACGCTAAAGATGTTGCCGAAGGAATATTACATATTTTAAATTTAAAAGGCCCTTTTGAAAATGATTTTGGTAATGCTAAATGTCCAAAGTTTAATCTTGTAGGTGCTGAAGAAATAGATAATTTAACATTAGCAAGAAAGATTGCTGATGCAATGAAAGCAACTCATGCCAAATATGAAATGGTAGATTTTCATTCGGCAAGACCTGGCCATGATTTACGTTATTCTTTAAGTGGTGAATATATGAAATCTTTAGGTTGGCAACCACGTATAACATTAAGCGAAAGAATAGAACAGGTTGTAAACTGGACTTTAGAAAACGATAGGTGGTTAAAGTAGTGTATATAGATGTAATTATACCCACAATGTGGTATGTAAAAAACTTCGATTTAGTCTTAACATCATACGTATTAAATCCAAAAATAAACAAAATTATATTAATAGATAATAATGCTTCAAAAAGGCCAAAATACAATATTCTAAAAGATTCAAAGATAGAATTAGTTTGTTTTAATAAAAATATATACGTAAATCCTGCGTGGAATGAAGGATATAGAAGATCAACTTCAAAAATAATTGCTATTATAAATGACGACATAAATGTAGATTCTTCTGTGTTTGATATGGTTCATAATTTCAATTTAAAAAAAGGTGATCTAATAGGTGTAAGTTTAGCTGGTCGTAAAAATAATTTTATTATAGATGACTTCATACCTACAGAAGAAAAAATAGTTAAATTAGAATTTAATAATACACAACCTATTGGTGGACAAGCTTGGGCATTTGGCACTTGTATGTTTATGTTAAGAGAATCTTACAATATAATACCAGACCTATATCAGTTATGGTATGGTGATGATTATTACGCACAAAATTCGGAAAATGTTTACGTTATAAAATCTAATAAAATTAAAGGTTTAATTTCAGAAACTATAGGTTACCTAGATTTTGATGATCCTGAAAGTGATATTGCTCAAAGAGTGAAGTTAGATTCTGAAAATTTATTAAAAAATAATCACTTTAAGAATGGTGTTAATTGGGATTTACCAATTCAAACAATACAAAAATATGAAAATATTAAAGTAGATTTTTTTGAAAATGAATATTTAAAAGCAAAAAATACACCTAGTGATATAAATGAAAATGTACATATACTATATGACCTATGTAAAGACTGTAAAACGGTGGTTGAAATGGGTGTAAGAACAGGTGTAAGTACTCGAGCTTTTTTAAACGCCAACGTGGATTTAATTTCTTTTGATGTGGTATTAGATAAAACAGTACAAAAGCTCTTTGATAAAGCTAAGTCAAAAGGTAAGAATGTTCAGTACATAAAAGATGATGTGTTGAATATTGAAATAGAAGAAACAGATTTATTGTTTATTGATACAATACATAATTATGACCAATTAAGAAAAGAATTAAAACTACATGGAAATAAAGCACAGAAATATATTGCTTTCCACGATACTTATACTTATGGTTTAAGAGGTGAGAATGTTTTAGGTTTTGACAGTAAAGGCCTTTTAACGGCCATTATAGAGTTTTTAATTGAAAATCCTCATTGGAAATTCAAGATATTTAAGACTAATAACAACGGATTAACTGTTTTGGAAAGGTATAAATAAACATATATAAAATGTTTATATAAGGTAATTATGAGTAATGATTTAAAATATTCTATATTTCACGTACAAGGTGGTATGGGAAAACACGTGGCTGCCACAGCAGTAGCAAAAGCAATTAAAAATAATCATCCAGACAGAAAATTAATAGTAACGTGTGCTTTTCCTGACATTTTTTTAAATTTAAGTTATGTGGATAGAGTTTATCAACTAGGTGCTACAAAATATTTTTATCAAGAATATATACACGATAAAGATTCTATAATTTTTCATCACGAACCTTATTTTACAACAAATCATATACATAAGAAAAAGAAATTAATACAAAACTGGATTGATCTATATAATTTAAAATATAGTGGAGAAACACCAGAAGTAAAATTTAATAGACTTCAAATTGAAGCTGCTACAGGTTATTGGAAAAGAGAAAAACCGGTTATGTTAATTCATACGAATGGTGGTATGATGACAACTGATGCTAAACCTTATGCTTGGACAAGAGACATGCCTATGGATCTAGCACAAGACATAGTGAATTATTATAAGAATGATTATCATATATTTCAAATTACAAAAATGAACTCTATGAAATTAAAAGATGTTGAACATATATTTGCTACTCCTCAAAAAGCATTATCAATTATGGAGTTTTTTAGTATATTGTTAGTGAGTCAGAAAAGAATTTTTATAGATTCGTGTTTACAACACGCTGCGGCCGCATTGAATTTAAAGTCAACTGTTCTATGGAATGGTACTTCACCTAAAGTATTTGGTTACAATATACATGATAATATATGTACAGAAGTTCCTTACGACTTTAAACTACCAGGAAGTTATCTATTTGATTTTGACTTCAATGGAAATGAAATAGAGTTTCCTTTTACGGAAAATACAAAACTCTTTAATTTAAAAACAATAATTAAATCAGTGGATAAACAATAATATGGAAAACAAAAAAACACTTTACTTTATGGCAGGCCTACCAAGAGCTGGTAGTACAATGTTATCAGCAATACTAAATCAAAATCCTCGTTTCTATTCAGGACCAAGTTCTCCTGTAGTGGGTGGAATGTTAGCATTAGAACAAAATTTTAATCAAGATGAATTATATTTTGCTTATCCTAAAAAACAACAAGTAGAAGAATATATTAGAGATTTAATTTATTACTATTATAGTGATGTAAAACAACCTATAGTTTTTGATAAGAACAGATCATGGACAAACAGGCCTGCTTTTATAGAATCATATTTCAATATTCAACCTAAAATATTATGTCCTGTAAGAAGCATATTAGATATACTAACATCATTCATAGATATGCACCGTAGAAATCCATATCAGATTGGTGGTAAATTAAACTTTTTAGATGATATGTTGGTTAAAACTGGTCAACCTTTAACTGATGAAAATCGTTGTGATACATTATGCAGCCCTATGGGTATAGTAGGACAAAGTGCTCAAGGTATCAAAGAGATGTTAATGAGTAATAAAGAAAAACAATTACATCTAATTGAATATGATGATTTGGTTAATGATCCAGAAACTACTATGAAAAAGGTATATGATTACTTAGGTGAAGAATACTACAAGAAACATGACTTTAAAAATCTGATAAATCTACATCAAGAGAATGATGCTGGTGTTTATGGATTTGCAGACATGCACCAAGTAAGAAAAGAATTAAAAAAGGTGTCTAAAAAGCCATCTGAATTGTTACCTGAAAGTATAGTAACCAAATATAAAAATCAAGAGTTCTGGAGAAATTTAGAAACTGTTGAGAAAGTAAAGTAACAAACCGTTATATTTGTTGTTAAATAAACGTTTAATTTAGTAGTAATTGGTATATTGTTTTTATAAATATATACAATAATTAATATTACAGGTTTTTAAATTAAACTAAAATGGTAGCTATAAATTTTCCTTCAAGTCCAGCAACAAATTCAACCTATACATTAGGTAATCGTACATGGAAATTTAATGGAAATGCTTGGGAGTTACAACCTTTAACTTCTGGTTACACAGGTTCGATCGGCTATACTGGTTCATCAGGAGTTGGTTACACAGGATCAAAAGGTGATATTGGATATTCAGGATCTTTAGGTTACACAGGATCAAAAGGCGATTTAGGATATTCAGGATCTTTAGGTTACACTGGATCAAAAGGTGATCAAGGAAATTTAGGTTACACTGGATCCAAAGGCGATATTGGTTACACAGGATCAAAAGGTGATATTGGATATTCAGGATCTTTAGGTTACACAGGATCATCAGGCGTTGGTTACACAGGTTCTCAAGGAAATTTAGGTTACACAGGATCAAAAGGTGATATAGGTTATTCAGGCTCACAAGGTGTAATTGGATTTACAGGAAGTTTAGGTTATTCAGGCTCACAAGGTGTAATTGGATATTCAGGTTCTTTAGGTTATTCAGGCTCACAAGGTGTAATTGGATTTACAGGATCAATAGGAATTGGTTACACAGGTTCAAAAGGCGATCAAGGTAATCAAGGAAATTTAGGTTACACAGGATCAAAAGGTGATATAGGTTATTCAGGCTCACAAGGTGTAATTGGATTTACAGGATCAATAGGAATTGGTTACACAGGTTCAAAAGGCGATCAAGGTAATCAAGGAAATTTAGGTTACACAGGATCAAAAGGTGATATAGGTTATTCAGGCTCTTCGGCTAGTGCTTTTACTTTATATTGGGATTTAGGAAATCAAAGTATTACAGGTCAAGTGGCTATAATAGAATCTGGTGACCAAACAAGATATATTACTAACATATTTGATAGCGGAGGAACTAATTAAAGTTATAAATAGTTATAAATAATATTAAATATGCCTAATATTCAAATTCAATTTAGACGTGCCACAGCAGCTAACTGGACAAGTGCAAATACAGTACTTGCTTCTGGAGAAATGGGTCTTGAAACAGATACAAATAGGTATAAAATAGGAGATGGTACAACTGCTTGGACTAGTTTATCTTATGCCAATTTAGGTTACACAGGTTCACAAGGAGTTGGTTATACAGGTTCTGCTTCAACTGTAGTTGGTTACACAGGTTCTCAAGGTGCCATAGGTTACACAGGTTCGGCAGGAGTTGGTTACACCGGCTCTGCTTCAACTGTAGTTGGTTACACAGGTTCTCAAGGCTCAATAGGGTACACAGGTTCATCTGCTAGTGCTCCTCCATTTGCTGTTTGTAACACATCAAACATTGTTTCAACAGGTGCTGGTATATGTACAGGTACAGGTGGAACAGGTACAAATAATTTCTTTGCCGGTTCATGTGCTGGTGCTTGTAACACATCAGGATCTAATAGCATTTTTGCTGGCCTTTGTGCTGGTTTTCAAAACACAACGGCTGGTAAAAATATTTTTATAGGATGTGCTGCAGGAACAAATAACACATCAGGAACTCCAAACGTTTTTATAGGACCCGCCGCTGGTTTTTGTAATACATCAGGAATTTATAACACCTTTATAGGATCTGGGGCAGGTTATAAAAATAGTTCAGGTAAGTATAATAATTATATAGGAGCGAGTGTTGGTGATAGTATTGGAGGCGGAAGTTATAATACAGCTATAGGTTCTTTTTCAGGTGGAAATTCAGGCCTTCATAACACAATGTTTGGTCATAAAGCTGGACGTTGTAATGGAGGAAGCTTTAATTTTTTTGCTGGTCAATGTGCTGGATATTGTAACACCTCAGGTTGTGGTAACGTTTTTATAGGATGTGAATCTGGTAGATATAACGCAGCAGGAGGTGGTAACGTTTTTATAGGTAAAGCCGCAGGCAAAAATTCAACCGGAGGTTATAATACTTTTATAGGACAATGTGCTGGATATTGTAACACAACATCAAATCATAACGTTTTTATAGGTCGTTATGCTGGAGCTGATAAAAGTTCAGGAGGTAATAATACTTTTATAGGTCAATATGCAGGCCGCTGTGCAACAGGTCATCATAATACTTTTATAGGACGCTATACAGCAATACAAAATACAGGAGCTCACAATTTTATAGTAGGATTTAAAGCTGCGTGTCTTTCTACATCAGGCTGTTATAACACTATTTTAGGAAATTCAGCCGGAGTTAATAATACAACAGGAGCATCAAATATTTTTATAGGTAGATGTGCTGGTTTTTGTAATACTACTGCTGGTTATAATTTTTATGCTGGTGAAGATTCAGGATCGAATGCTACTGGAGATAATAATACTTTTATTGGCAGACGAGCAGGTATTAACACTACAGGTAATTGTAACGTGTTTATAGGAAATAGTGCTGGTAAGTATAACACATCAGGCAACAACAACACCTTTATAGGTTATCACGGTGGTTATTCTAATACATCAGGAAATAGTAACGTGTTTATAGGAAATAGCGTTGGTTGTAGTAATACAACAGCATCTTTTAATGTATTTTTGCCTGGTAGTGCTAGTTCTAATACAACAGGATCTAATAATTTGTTTGCAGGAAATCAAGCCGGTTTGTGCAATACAACAGGTTGTGATAATATTTTTTTAGGCAATCGAGCAGGTCGTAATAATATTATAGGATCTAGTAATTTTATTGTTGGTTGTGGAGCAGGAAGATATGTTACTTCATCACATAATATTATTATGGGTTATTATGGAGGTTATAGTAGCACAGGATGTAATAACTTTATGGCTGGGCAATGTGCTGGTAAAAATAGTTCAACAGGCAATTTCAATGTATTTTTAGGTGGTTTTGCTGGTTTTTGTAACACTACAGGTTCGAATAATATATTCATTGGTTGTCAATCAGGTTGTGGAGCTACAAATGGATTGGCAAACATTACAACAGAAGCAAATCGTATTATTTTAGGTAACAATGCTCATACTTGTGCTCAAATACAAGTAGCATGGACAGCAGTATCAGATACTAGAGATAAGTGTATATATGGTTCAGTTAATAAAGGATTAGGATTCTTAAAATCTATTAATCCTATTGAGTTCGCATTTAAAGACAGAACAACAAATCAATTAATAGATCCAATTGAAAAGAAAAGATATGGATTTAGCGCTCAAGAAATATTAGAATTAGAAGGTGAAAATCCTGTAATTGTTTCTAATGATAATCCTGATAAACTATTCTTAACAAATGATTATCTAGTGCCAGTGTTAGTAAATGCTATTAAAGAATTAAATGTTGAGATTGAAACACTTAAAAATCACACGGTTAAAGACTTAAACACTAAAATAGATACTTTAGAAAATAAGATAAAAGACTTAGAAAATAAATAATCATTAATTGTTTATTATAAATAGTAGTGATTATGGCTACTCCTGCAACAAGAGAAACATTAAAACAATACGCTTTACGATCATTAGGTAAACCAGTTATAGAAATTAACGTGGATAACGATCAATTAGAAGATCGTTTAGATGAGAGTTTGCAATTCTATTCACAATATCATTATGATGGTATTCGTAGAACATATCTTAAATACAAATTAACAGATACTGATAAAACAAGATTAAAAGCATCTACTCCTACTACAGAAGTGGCCACTAAAAATGGTGTTACAACCACATGGTACGAAGCTAATAATTATATCGTGGTTCCAGAAACAGTCATATCTGTTGTTAACGTACTGCCTTTTTCAGACAAAGCAAATTTAAACATGTTTGACGTAAGATATCAATTACGTTTAAATGATCTTTACGACTTTGCTTCTACATCAATTATTAACTATGATATGGTGTTAAGACATTTAGATTTTTTAGATCAAATATTAGTAGGTATGAAACCTATAAGATTTCAACAACACGATAATAGATTATATATTGATATGGATTGGACTAATGATTTAATGGTAAATGAATACTTAGTAATTGAATGTTATCGTAAATTAGATCCAGCAACATACACGGACATTTATAATGATATTTGGTTAAAAAGATATATAACGGCTCAATTCAAAAGACAGTGGGGAAGTAATCTAAGCAAATTTAATGGTGTAACAATGTTAGGTGGTGTTACATTAAATGGCGAGAAATTATTTACAGAAGCTCAAACAGAAATAGAAAAACTAGAAAAAGAAATAAGAGACTCTTACGAAATTGCTCCAACATTTATGATAGGATAATGTATGGTTGTAATGAATCCATATTTTCAATCAGGAAATGGCATAGGTAATCTTGCCGAACAAAGACTTCACGAAGATTTAATTATAGAAGGTTTAAAGATATATGGTAATTTAGTTTATTATATGCCTAGAACTTTAGTTAATAAAGATATTATTCTAGGTGAAGATGTAGCAAGCAGGTTTAAAAATGCTTTACCTATTGAAATGTATTTTGAAACTACTGAAGGATTTTTAGGTCAACAAGAAATAATTAATAAATTTGGTTTAGAAATACGTGAAGATACTACATTTATGGTTTCTAAAAGAAGATTTGAAGAAATGGTTAGTTCACGATCACGAATGATTGCTGAAGGACGACCAAATGAGGGCGATATACTTTATATGCCTTTGATGAATAGTTTTTTTGAAATATTATTTGTAGAAGATCAACAACCATTTTTCCAATTAGGCAATCTGCCAGTTTATAAATTAAGAGTAACTCGTTGGGAATACTCAAGCGAACAATTAGATACAGGTGTTCAAGCTATTGATGAAAAAGAACAAATATTTACATTAAATCAATTAGATCATCATACAACTTTAGAAGATGATTCTGGTGCTTTATTATTAGAAAATGCTACTGTAAATAATGATAATGAATACTTCTTATATGAAGAAACTCAAACAGAGGTTATCAATTCACCTTATGCTGATAATTTAGGATTTGATACTGAGGCGGGTTTTGCTACACCTACTCATACAGATGATATATTAGACTTTAATGAATTAAACCCATTTGGTAACCCAGGAATATACTAATGTTTGGAACATTTTTTTATAACGAAGGCCTTAGAAAATTAACAGTTGCTTTTGGTACTATCTTTAATGATATACAAGTTAAGAAATCTGATGCTAATGGAAATCAAATTCAAAGTATTACTGTGCCGTTGGCGTATGCACCAAAAGAAAAATTTATAGTTCGTTTAGATCAACAAAAAGATTTACAAGACAGAGAGTTTGCAATTGTATTGCCTCGTATGAGTTTTGAAATATCAGGTATCGTTTATGATGCAACAAGAAAATTATCTCGTGTTCAAAAATATAGAACAACAAAATCAAATACAAATACAGGTGTAAATTATAATTATACTCCAGTTCCTTATAATATAAGTTATACTTTAAACGTATTTACTGCAACTGCTGAAAACGGATTACAAATCGTAGAACAAATACTGCCATACTTTCAACCAGATTATACAGTTACATTAAATTTATTACCTGAATTAGATATTAAAAGAGATGTGCCTATAGTTTTAAATAGTGTGAACTACGAAGATAGTTACACAGGAAATTTTGAACAAAGAAGAGCTGTAATTTATACATTAAACTTTACTGCTAAAACTTATCTATTTGGTCCTGCTTCTACACAAAAAGTTATTCTTAAAACACAATCAGATGTACATGGTACAAATGATATAACTACTAACGTGATTGATGAAAGAATTACAATAGTACCAAATCCAACAGATGCAAAAGCTGATGATGATTTTGGATTTACAACAACTATAGAAGGCCCAATCAATAAGTAATTATATAATAAATAGTATTATGACTAAACTTGATGATAAAGTAAATGAAATTTTAGGTATTGAATCTACAGAAAAACCTACATTAGAATCTATTGTTAAGATAGATAATCCTCCTGTACCTAGAGTAGAAGATAAAAATAAACCTGATATAGATAATGATTACAATTATAGTAGAGAGAGTTATTATAATCTAATAGAAAAAGGTCAAGAAGCAATTGAAGGCATATTAGAGATTGCAAAAGAAGGCCAACATCCAAGAGCATACGAAGTTGCAGGACAGTTAATAACAAATGTGGCCAACACAGTAGATAAACTACAAGATTTACAAAAGAAATTAAAAGAATTAAAAGCTGCAACAAAATCGGCATCACCGCAAATTAAAAATGCTTTGTTTGTAGGTTCTACTGCTGAATTGCAAAAAATGTTAAAGACTAAAAAAGAAGAAGAACCGGAAAGTAAATAATGTCAGACGTTTACCTCGGAAATCCCAATTTGAAGAAAGTAAATGTGCCTGTAGAGTTTACACAGGAACAAATATTAGAATTTGATAAATGTTCTAAAGACCCTTTATATTTTATTCAAAACTATGTAAAAATTGTTTCTTTAGACGAAGGATTAATTCCTTTCAAAATGTATGGTTTTCAAAAAGAAATTGTTGGTACAATTCATAATAACCGTTTTACTATATGTAAACTACCTAGGCAAAGTGGAAAATCAACCACAATTGTTTCTTATTTGTTACATTATGCTTTATTTAATCCAAACACAAACATAGCAATATTAGCAAATAAATCATCTACTGCTAGAGATATATTAAGCAGACTTCAGTTAGCATATGAAAATATACCAAAGTTTTTACAACAAGGTGTATTAAATTGGAATAAAGGTAACATAGAATTAGAAAACGGCAGTAAAGTGGTTGCAGCAGCCACATCTTCAAGTGCTATTCGAGGAGGAAGTTATAACATAATTTTCCTTGACGAGTTTGCTTTCGTTCCAGCTGCTATTGCTGAACAATTTTTTAGTTCAGTGTTTCCTACAATTTCATCTGGTAAAAATACTAAAATGGTAATAGTTTCAACTCCACACGGAATGAATCAATTTTATAAGTTATGGACTGATGCTGTAAATAAACAAAACGATTACGTACCTATTGAAGTACATTGGTCAGAAGTTCCAGGTCGAGATGAAAAATGGAAAGAAAATACAATAAGAAATACCAGCCAAGAACAATTCAATCAGGAGTTTGAGTGTGAATTTTTAGGTTCTATTGATACTCTTATATCATCTACTAAAATAAAAACTATACCTTATTTAAGTCCTTTACAATCGCAAGGTGGTTTAGATGTATTTGAAAGGCCTGATAAAAATAAGATTTATGTTTGTACGGTTGACGTAGCAAGAGGTATGGGAAAAGACTATTCTGCTTTCATAGTATTTGATGTTTCTCAAATGCCTTATAGAGTTGTGGCCAAATATCGTAACAATGAAATTAAACCTATGGTGTTTCCAAACATTATACAACAAACATGTAAAGGTTATAACAACGCACACATTCTAGTTGAGGTAAATGATTTGGGTGGCCAGATATCAGACGCATTACAATATGATTTAGAGTATGACAATCTATTAATGACAACTCAAAGAGGTCGTGCAGGTCAAGTATTGGGTTCTGGTTTTAGTGGAAGAGGAAGTCAATTAGGTATTCGTATGACTAAACAAATTAAAAAAGTTGGTTGTTCTAATTTAAAAACAATAGTAGAATCTGATAAGATTATTATTAATGATTTTAATATTATAGAAGAAATGTCCACCTTTTCACGTCAAAATAATTCATGGAAAGCAGAAGAAGGATGTAATGACGATTTGATGACTTGTCTTATTATATTTGGTTGGTTGTCAAATCAGACATACTTTAAAGAATTAAGTAATTCAGATGTTCGTTCTAAGTTGTATGAAGAACAATCTAATATCATAGAACAAGATATGGCTCCATTTGGATTTATTGATGATGGTATTAATACACCAGAATCTCAACCTTTTAAAGATGAATATGGAGAAGTATGGCATCCAGTTCATATAAGAAAAGGTGAAGATTTTCAATAAAACGTCAAAAATACGTCTTTTATAAATAGATGTACG